CAACAACTTACGTACCAATTTCCGTGAAGATCAGCTTGGTTTGATCATACACCTTCCTTTCTCTCATCATGTGCAACAACATGTTTAATTCTGCCTCGATCTCTTCCTCCGATGTTTTATATTTACTTGATAATGCCAAAATTAAAGAATGTAAATCGTACCAGATTCCTACTTGCAACGGCCACCCTTCTTTCTCTATTAAGTCTGACACTGGTTTTAAATTGCCCAACATACAACAATAGCTCATCGTTCTTGAAATTATGTTTGTATCCGTTGATTCGTTCACTCCGTTAGACACTTCGTATCTCCGTCTCAGTCTCACTATGTCCGGTCCACATTCCAATGTACCATTTTTGTTTTTGTATACAACCATACGTAAGAAACCCCCTTGTGACGAGTCAACACTGGCTTCACTTTGCATGTTAAAGTGTCTAGCAGAGTTAAGCGTTATCATTGATGTCGTTATTGGTGGTTTTGTTATAATTATGTGGTCGTCACCTAACACTAACATTAGTTTGAGCCTCTTTCCCAGGGTTTTCACCACGCGCATTTTTACTATTAAATTCACTATTACGTTACCCAATGCAGTAGTCGCTTGGCCAGTGTGTCTCATTGCATTACCTTTAAATTTGACACCCATACCTTTAGCGCGCCAGTTTTTGTGTACATTTTTCCATAAGTTAACAATTTGGTCGTTTCCTCCTAATAGCTTGTATATTTCCATTTCAGTTGCAATTAATGTTTCATCGGTTTGTCTGTCTTGTTTCTTCAAATCATCTTCAGCAAATACTATCTCCTCACTTTCGATTTTGTTTAGCAATGATGAAATTTGTTGAGGAGTCATACCGTCAACGTACACGACGTCATCTCTTAGTATGCGTTTTAAATGTTCTTTTAATTCTTTGAAAAAACCAGCAAATATAGCTGTGATTCCTTTTCTTTGCCACACTATTAGCCTCATTCTTTGTTCCTCAATGGTCAGAGGCATGCCATTTCCGTTCGTTTGATCATTTAACACGTCTTTCAATCTACTTTCTAATTTCACGTGAATATTCACTCGGTCCAAACCTCTGACGTCTAAGCCGCTGCTCAATAACTCAATTAGATCATCTGCGACATTGTAAAAATCAGGTCTTTCACGCAACCAGTCTTTTATTGCCCTTACATCCAAACCTACAGCAGGTAATGCAGTTATGCTACCTTGTTTTGCGTACGTTTGTATGAATATTTTTGCATCTTGTTTAGGATTGTGTTCTACTGTTCTCAAAGTTAATTTTTTCCAAACAGGTCTGTTACTGCTTGCAACGTGCCTACACCTCTCTTTGTGTATGCAGGTTGTGAGTGACTTGGATATTGTGTAAATGTACTCTTCTTGCTTTCCTTGATTCCCGTGAAATCGCTTGTCCATTGTAAATGCATTTTGTCATTCGGTAGAGGTATACTCGTATCCAACATACCAGTCTCGTCATCCCAATAATTCATGACAGCTGGTGCAACGATCGGTATTTTATGTTCTTCAGTGATGGGGTTAGTATATCCGGAAGTCCCGACTAGTATCACATTTTGTTTGCTATCGAATTCTCCGTCTAGAAGCATATCAAGTTTTTCTTTGATTACTAAATTGTTTAATGTGGGCAAAGATTCCAAAACATTATCTAATTCTGAATGTCTTTCAAATTTTACGTCGCTTGATGAAGTCTTCGGTTTCGCCAATTCATCGATGGTGTTGAATGTATCAAGTATATTATCGTTTACAGGTACTGAGTCATTTATGGCCAATGTGTAATCTATAAAACCTTCTCCTCTTAGTACAAATTTATAATGTTCCCATGTGTCGAAATATAGGAATTCGTCTAGACTTATGATTTCATCCTCTTCAGTTGCTGGGTCAATTATATACGCTTCAACTTCCATCTTAACATTCTTTTCTGGTTCTTGTAATAAATCTTTACCTTCAGCGCGCAAAACGTCATTTAAAATTCTTGTCAATTCCTTGGTTCCTATAGTTAATTTTCCATCACTCTCTTTATCAAAGTGTGTGAGGTTGAATTTCTTTGAGTCAGGTTTTAGTGAATTGCCAGAATTTTGCCAATTTAAACATGAATACCATTCGACTATACTTGAAATTTGTTCTAAAGTGTTGCCTCCGTTGTTCTCGTTCGTCA